CCGAGGCCGAGCAATCGGCAATCACAGCCACAGGAGAACACCAATGACTGAACGAGACGACCTAACCACAGAGCGAGACAATGCGGTGAAACGCATTGCGGCGATAGACGCCGAACTGCTGCAGATGTCATTGCCGGGCGGATGGACAAACACGAGCATAAAGCCGACGCCACGCAAGAGCGTGCTGGCGTTGCCGGAGGGATGGGATCGCTACCAACTCTCGAGCCGAGCAAGCGTAATTATCGTGTATTGGGACGGTGCCGCGTGGCGGCAGCCTGGAGGCGACGTCGTCGACGACGTCATCGCATGGCGGGAAATCCCCGCAGAGTGGCTGAACAAAGCGAACCCACAAAGTAGCCCTAAGTAGGTGAAATTGCACAGCCTTGCCCTTTACTGATCGGGTAGCTTCAATTGGATAGAGCAGCGGCCTTCTAAGCCGCAGGTTGAGGGTTCGAGTCCCTCTCCGATTATTAGAATTAGGAGACTCAGGTGAACGTACTGCTTCGTAGAATCGCCGCAATCAACAAAGTCAAGCCCCCACAAGAAGCCCCCGCCCCCTCAATATCACCGGAGCAGGTCAGAGAGAAACTCAAGGGCCGAGGCAGGATCACATCAGGCAGCGACATTGAGAGAATCCTCGGCCTGCCGATCATCGAACCGTTGGACATCGGCGAGCGAGAGGAGTTCAATCGCAATCACCTGCTGGCTCGATCCTTCGACAAGGGCTTCCGACTGTTCGACATACAGGCAGATGCTCTCGCGGCCTTCGAGATGACAGGTGGTTTGTTCGGCGGCATCGGCGTAGGTTGGGGTAAGACCCTGCTCACCTTGATGATCGCTCAGACCGCCTACGTGGATCGCGGCTGCCGCAAGATCATGCTGCAAATCCCCTCGCAGGTCTACATCCAACTCATGCAGAAAGACATCCGATGGGCCAGAGGCATCATCCCCATGAGCTATCCCATCTATGCTCTCGGCGGCAGGAGCAGGGCCGCTCGCGTCCAGATGGCAACCAGCGGGCGAGACGGCCTCTACATCCTGCCCTACTCCCTGCTGTCCGTGCCGGACACCCGCGAACTTATCGACGGCATCATGCCCGAGTTGGTGATTGCTGACGAGGCTCAGAACTTAGCGAACCGCAGGGCGGCTCGCACCCGCAGAGTGATGGAATATATCAACGACCACACGCCCCTAGGAGTCGCGGTGTCAGGCACACTGACCCGCAAGGGAGTGGCTGACTACTACCACCTGATGCGGTGGTGCTGTGGTATGGTGTCTCCCCTGCCCTTGATCCAAAGCACAGCGTTTGAGTGGGGAGAAATCATCGACTCGGATGCTTCGCAGATCAACGAGGAATCCCCCATCACGCCCGATAGTTCCGGCACGCTCCACCAGATCATTCAGTGGGCACGCAGGGAGTTTCCCAAAGACCCGTTGCACAATACCGTGGCAGGCTTTCGACGGGCCTACAACCGCAGGATGACCACCTCCCCCTCTGTGGTGTGTTCCTCGGATGCAGAGATTGGTACGTCCTTGATTATCCACAACACACCCGTTGCGAAATACAAAGAGGCTGAGGGATGGACTGTCCTCAACGAGTTAATCACACAGGTCGATGAGCTTTGGGTCACACCCAACGGAGATGAGATCGAGTATGCCATCCATTGCTGGAAGTGGCTCAATGAATTGAGTGCGGGCTTCTACAACCAACTCACCTGGCCGACCGAGGAGAAGGTGGCCCTCAGCAAACAGGTGGACGACAGCGAAGCCGAGGCACTACTTCTCATGTCGATGGAAGCACACACAGCCCATCAGCACATGGCACGAATGATGCGAATGTTTTTCGATCAGGAGGACAGCCCACTAGACACCCCGATGCTGGTGGCAAATGACATGGCCCGCAACGGCTCTGAGAATGTGCCCCAAGAACTGTACTCAGCGTGGTCCGAGTGGCACGCTCTGTTGTTCGAGGGGATGCCAGAGCGAGAGTCAACTGCGGTTCGTGTGTGTTCCTACAAGATCGACGCAGCCGTGGAGTGGGCCAAGTCCCTGAAGAAAGGCGGGCTGATCTGGTACTACCACCAGGAGGTCGGCAGGTGGATCTACGAGCAGCTTAGGGTTCATGGGGTGGATGTGCTTCACTGTCCTGCTGGGAACGAACACAATGGCACCATCATAGACCTCGCAAACCAGAGTAAGATGGTGGTCGCCTCGATCTCTGCACACGGCACAGGAAAAAACTTGCAGCACTTCTCGGAGCAGTTCATCATTCAATGGCCTCGAAGTGCGGGAGATGCTGAACAGATGTTGGGCCGCACCCACAGAAACGGCCAGATGGCAGACGAGTTGATTGTCAATCTATGCAAGACCCTGCCCTTTGACGCCATCAATTTTGGTGCCTGCTTAAACGATGCCCTTTATGTCCATCAGACGATGGGCAACAAGCAGAAAATCATTTATGCTGGCTACGACCCACTGCCAGAAGTGTTCCCCACTTCAGTCCTCAGGCAGAGGGGCTTGGAGACCAGAGTGCTGACATCAGAACAGGAAAGAATACTCAGAGAGAGGTTTGACATGGGTTCTGATTAGTTGTATGGTATTTGCAATGACAAGACTAAGGGCTAGTTGCCCTTGATTAAGGTAGCCGAAAGGCATTACGAAAGGATTGTAGTATGGGACTTTTTTCAGGTATCGACAAGACCAAGCCCCGCAAGGACGCGAACTACTGGCGTGACGGCCACTACCTCGCCCTAGTCGAAAGGGTCGGCAAGGTAGAAACCCGCGTCAGTGGCGACGGCATCGCCATTGAGTGTCGCATCATTCGAGTCCTCGGCACCGGCCTGGACAGTCCGCATCAGCCGGACGAGACGGTCAGCCAGCTTTTGCTGGACAAGTACGACGCATCGGGGGGCAACTTCGTTGCGTTCTTGATGACCGCAGGTGGGTTGAAGGAAAGCGACATCACTGACGAGTCCGCAGCAGACGTGTACGGAGATGAGAACCCACTGGCCTACACGGTCTTGGAAATCTTCTGCAAGAAGGGCGAAACGCGAGGCAAGAAGGTGCCCTTTGTTTTCGTCAACTACCGCCGCAGAATCACTGCGATCGAGACAGACAGTATGCTGACACCGGATGAGAAGGAGCGATTCTTCCCCGAGGGTCTGCTCGAATCCCTCAAGGAAATGGAAGCAGCGGACTAATCTGGACAGGCCGCTGTGGCGAGGGGGAGGAGAGTCCGCTTATGCCAAACTCTCCTCCCCTTTTTTAATTTACCTCACTGGAGAACCCCCGCCATGAAGGTAGTAGCCTTCGACACAGAAACCCATTTGATCGGGCCGGAGAACATCTTCCCGAAGATGGTCTGCATCACCCTCAGCCAGCTTGACACAGAAACCAACGCCACAGAAGGCCCCTTCATCGCTTCCTGCCATGTCGATGACTTCGACGCTCTCTGCGACATTCTCGACAGGATTGACAAAGCCGACATGATCGTGGGTCACAATGTGGCCTATGACGTTGGCGTACTGATCCGAGAATTGCCGGACTTCGCTGACCTGCTCTATCAGAAGATGGCGGAAGGCAAGGTCCAATGCACTCGCATGAACGAGAAGCTGATGAACCTGGCTACCACAGGGTCGCCTTACGGCATCAGCACTCGCAGTTACATCAGCCTCGCTGACTTGTCCCTCACCTACCTCGGAATTGACATCAGCAGCACCAAGACAGAGAGCGATGCGTGGCGAACCAACTACGACGCTTTGGATGGGATGCCCTTGTCCGAGTGGCCTGCCAACGCCGTTGAGTATGCACTGGGCGATGCGGACATCACCATGATGGTATGGCACGAGCAACAGAAGGCCGCTGAGAGGATTTCTCAGAAGATCGGCGTACCTGTCCTCAAGGTAGCGGCCTTCCGTGCTGCCGTGGACTGTGCCTTGAAGCAAACGACCTCCAATGGCATCCATGTGGACGCCGAGGAGAAGGCAAAGCTCGAACAGGAATACGCTGCTGAGTTGGATGGCCCGCAGGTGGCCCTGCTGATCGAGACAGGAATCCTGCGACCCGCCGAGTCGGAACAGCCCTATGCAAACAACGCCAAGAACCCTGATGGCACGACCAAGATGAAGGCTGCTAAACATGCTTCCATCGACACCAAGCGACTCACCAAATATGTCCTCGAAGTGTGTACCAGACTCAAGATCGAGCCTCTCTACACAGACAAAGGCAAGGTCAGCATCGCCGAGGAGTGGCGAGAGGAACACGCCCACAAAGACCCCGTGCTTGCGGCCTACGACTTCCGGCAGAAGTTGCAGAAGATGATTACCACAGAAATCCCTCGAATGAACGATGCCGATGGCAACACAGCCAAGATGGTGCATGTGCCTTTCGATAGCCTGAAAGAGACAGGCAGGTGCAGTAGCTCGGCAGACAAGCTGTTCCCGTCGATCAACGGGCAGAATGTCGATCCTCGGGCCAGGGTGTGTTACGTCCCTCGACCGGACCACCTGTTCCTGTCACTGGACTACAACCAGATGGAACTCGGCACCGTGGCCCAGGTCTGCCTAAGCGTCTTTGACAAGTCGGTGCTGGCAGAGACGATCAACGAAGGCATTGACGTACACTCTTACACCGGCAGTCAGCTTGCCTTCAGCATGGATACCACCTTTCAGCAGGAGTGCGTGGAGAGCAATGCCAACCTGCCGATGGAGGTGTTCGAGGCGTTCAGCAAACACAAGGAGAGCGACCCCGGCTTTCACAAGCACTGGCGAACCTTCGCCAAGCCCACGAACCTCGGCTACCCCGGTGGTCTCGGGCCTGAGACCTTCGTTCGCTACGCCAAGACTTCCTACGGGGTCGAAGTTAATCTTGAGCAGGCCACGGAGTTTCGGACTCTGTGGAAGGACACTTACCCCGAGTTCTGGCAATACTTCGATTGGGTCGGCAATGACCTGAACGACCCCCACAACCCCGATGCCTATGCCTACATCACACCGATGGGCATGTACCGTGCCAACTGCACCTTCTGTGCTGCCGCCAACGGTGCTGGTTTGCAGAGTCCTTCTGCTGAGGGTGCATTGGCTGCTTTGTGGGAAACTGTCAGACGAACCATCTGCAAAGAGACGGATAGTTTGTTGACTGGCTGCCGTGTCGTGAACTTCATCCACGATGAGATTATGCTGGAGGTGCCGATTCTGCCTAATGAGGACTTGCATAAGATTGCAAAGGAGGTAGAATCAATCATGGTTGAGGCGATGAGAAGGATCACGCCTGACGTAACGCCTCGATGTGAGGCAGCATACATGGACAGGTGGTATAAGGAAGCCTCTCCCGTGTATGATGAGAATGGACACCTAACTGTTTGGAGACCAGCAGATGAGCAAAGAACCAAGTGATTTTTCAATCAAGAACCCCGAGTCCGCCGATCAGACTCAGTTCGTCAACCGCAGCAACGGCAGCAAGTACCAGCCGATCCTCGATCAAGCTGTGAAGCTGAAGCAGGGCGAGAAGTTCGACGTGACTGCCCCCAAGGGCATGGAGGTCAACAAGTTCAATGTCCTCGTCACCTCGGCTGTCTCGGCCAAGCTGTCGAAGATGGCCCCCGCAGGCTCGCACTACTCGAAGCGGAAGACCGCCACAGGGTTGATGATTGGTCTGTTTGCCAACAAGGCCCCGGCAAAGGCCAAAGCTCCCGTGGAGCCGAAGGCCCTCGAGCCTGCTGCCAAAGCCCCCGTGAAGCCGAAGGCCCCGGCAAAAGCCAAAGCCTCGGCCAAGAAGTAAATCACCCCCGCCAGGTGATCCCCCTCGGAGGGTCGGGAGTAGCTCAAAGCTCCCGGCCCTTTTCCATGCACTAGGAGACATTCCCCCATGCTAAGTCCGAAGATGTTTCTGAGTCGCCTTGAGCGTTTCGATGCTTCCCTGCCAAATCACCTGATTATGGGCTGCGACCCAGGTGTTCACGAGGCTGCGTTCTTCTGGAGAATCGGAGGCAAGTACCACTACTGTGTGGTGGCATCCGACCACAAGGCACTGGCCGATCCTATGCAGATGGCATCGCCCACAGGTCTCATACCAGCCCTCCGCAAAGCAATCGCTGGGGGGATCATCCCTGCTGCCGCAAACACGCTGGTGGTCGAGGGGCAGGAGGTATATCGGAACAAGAAGCACATTAACCCCAACGACATTCGCAGGCTGGCGTTTGCTTCGGGTCTGGTGGCGATGGCAGTAGACCATCAGGCGATTTATTGCCCCGCACCTGTGGCGTGGAAAGGCAACGTACACAAGGCCATACACCACCAGAGGATTGCCGCGAGGCTAGGCATCAGTGTCATGCTCTCGAAGGGCAAAGACCCCTATGCCATTCCACTGACCAAGGAGGACTGGCTAAGAGCAGGTCAGCAGCACGACAATGTGAACAAAGGCGATTGGAAGCACCTGTTCGACGCAGCGGGCCTGATGATTCACGGCATTGAGTCGATGCGAATCCTCTAGAAGTTGCCCTGCACGGAGTCCTTCTGCGACAACTCAGTGGCGAACCGCTGCATCTCTGCCGTGAACGAACCAGCCAAGAACTTCGTGGCGAGTTCCTGCACTGCCTGCCGGAAAGATTGGTTCTCGAAGAAGGGTCTGGCCGTAGTTGGTCCGACCTTCTTTGCTATTCGCATGGGGCCAACCTGCGGTTGGTCTGGCTTTCTGCGGCGACCGTAGACCTGCTTCTCAACCTGTCGATTGATCGACATCCAGTAGGCAAACTCCTTGCCAAACAGCCTGCGAACGTCAGCCTTCTTCTCGGGGGTCTGCCTGCCTTGAAACCTCGGGTCAATGCTCGCAGGCACGAACCACACAAAGTAGATGGTGTTCTGCGGCGTCTTAGCCCCCCGGCCCTCGTGGACGTAGATGGCCCAATAGTGGGGGATGTGCAGTCGAGAGGAAAGCCCCTCGCCCATCTTTACCCTCAACGCCCTCTGCAATGTCTTGGAGGGGATGGTGGGTCGCACGGCAACAACAGCCTGCCTGCTCATCTGAGTGAGGCCGTCTCTCAATGCACTATGGAATCGTGGACCTACCCTAGTCATTCTTCAATCCGTCTTTAGGGTCTCGACCCGAACCCTCCGGCTCTCTCATCCTGGTGCTGGTGTCCATCGCATTGACATCAATGGCGTCAGTGATTCGACGGAAGCTGAAGTCCTTGGGGGCCAGACCAAGGCCGCCATTCTTCTTGGGGTTGCCAAGAGTTGCACCAAGCACCTGCTGGAAGTGGACCTGAGCAGGACCGATCACAAGAATCTGAAATGCCCTCAGAGCATTCGGCAGTTCGTTGGTCGCACCGAGCTTGCCTGGAATCAGGATGCCTGCAAGCAGGGGAGGCACCTGGTGAGCAGTCACGATTCGCATTGCCAGACTGTCTGATGTGGCGGGGAAGAAGTCCTCTCGGGATGAGTCCACACCGAGCTTCTCGATCTGAACTTCGACATTGGAGTTGGAGAAGTTCAAGGCACAGGACTTGAAGGCATTGCCCGAGCCAATGTTGGCCTTGATGGTATTCTCAACTTTCACCCACTCAGCATCAGAAATAACACCACCCTTAATGATGATGATAAACTCAGGGACTCCTCGGTTGTTGAAGAAGTCGAAGAAATACTGATCCATCATCTGACCGAGTTCAATACTCGGCACAGCAGAAATCCACTTGGGGATGCCGTACCACTTGCTCTTGCTGGACGACGACCGGAAGGCAATGATCTCGCTGATGTATCTGACGCCGAGCACTTCGGTAATGGCAGCGGAGTTACCCGTGGCAGATACGTCCGAGGCATCAAGCAGGTCAGGGTTTCTCTCAAGGAACCCCACAGAGTCCCCAAAGGCAGGCATCTTCAGAGTCCCTCTCTTCTCTGACTCCACCTCGAAGTGGTGATTCACACCATCCTCCTCTACGAAGGCCCAAACCTTGTGTGCTTGGATGTGATGGACACCCACGATCCGAGAGTTGCCGTTTTTGCCGTTGGGAAGCTCACGCTTAATCTCCATGTAGGCATTGGCCTTCTTGAAGTAATCCTCTGCGAGATCATTCAAGACACTCTGAGCAGTCTCCATCGTCAGGGGGTTGAGAATGGTGTCCACGTTGGATGGCTCGAATCCCTTATCAGGCATACCATCCCCGTTTACATCCTTGTCGGACTCCGACATGATGCCGAGGCCCACTGTGCTTTTGGCTTTGGCCTCGATGCAGGCTGTGTGGTATGGACTGCTCTCGTCAAACTCGTCCACCACGGACATGCCGAATGGGTGAGGAACCCTCCCCTTGTTAGACTTGTCAGAGGATGCAGATTCAGAAGGAACATCATAGATTTTTCTAAGGAGACTCACAACCTCTCCGTCCAGTTCCCTGCGGTAGATGCTGTGTCCTGCGTTGTCTACACGGACAGAAAAGAATCTGGTACTATCTTCTTTGTTGCTCATTGCATTTTCCTCGGCTACATCTATCAAAATGAGGCAATCGACTGTTGTTGTTGACTAAGAAACAGTATAGTACCTTTCAATGGAGCTTGTCCTATGAAAAGACGACTCAAGAAAATCAGAGTCCAACACATCTCGCTCGTACCCCGAGGAGCTAACCAGCTTCCCGTTGTCTTCAAGGAAGATAACAATACGGTCGAGATCAGCACTCTGATTAAGAACAACCTTGAAGAAAAGGGTGAGCTTCTGTCTGTTGTGTATGCTCCCGAGATGAGAGACAGTCAGGGCGACATCGCCTCTGCTCAAGTCATCAAGGAAATGGCATACGAGGCAACCCGAGATGGACTGAACCTCGATGTCCGTCACGACGGCAAGACCCTGGGCAAGGACAAGGCATTCGTCGCCGAGTCCTTTATTGTCCAGAAGAACGATTCTCGCTTCGACGGCATGAAGGACTACAGTGGAAACCCCGTTGATGTTACAGGCGGGTGGGCCATTGTCGTCAAAGTAGAAGACGAGGGCCTGAAGGCCCTGTACCGAGAAGGCAAATGGAACGGCGTGAGTCTTGCCGGGCCAGCAGAAGTTGAAGCAGAGAAGGAGGACGACACCGTTGTTGCCTCCTTCCTCAGCCGACTTACCAAGGCTTTGTTCCCACACACCAACCCGCCCGCAGGAGACCTGGACATGGATCGTAAAGAACTCGACGCACTTCTGGAGAAGCGAGACGAAGCCCTTCTGGAAAAGATCGGCAAGCTCGTGAAGCCCGAACCCGTTGCACCGACTGATGCTGATTTGGCAAAGGCTGAAGCTGACAAAGCCGAGGCTCTCAAGGCCGAAGCAGACAAGTCGAAGCCCTTGTTCAAGGGCGACTCCACCAAGCCGGAGGATGTGCAGGCACACTTCGACGCTCTGACCAAGTGGAACCTTCAGAAGGATGTGGACTGGAGCGATCCGGTCTCCGTCAAGAAGTACCACGAGGAAATCAGCAAGCTGGCCGAAGACGATGGCGTTGAGAAGGAAGAAGAAGTCTCCGCTGCGGCCAAGGCATCACAGGCCGGTAACAGCAAGGCTGCCCTGAAGAAGGAAGAAAAGTTCATCGCCTGGGGCAAGGCGATGGCGAACGGCGAAGTCCTGAAGGACTGACCCCTGTTGACTGACACCGAATACAAGGATCGAAGATCATGGCATACACCGCAAACGAACAGGTGAGCAGCAACAGCCGGAACGCTGCTCCTCGATTTTTCCCCGAGTCCATCGCACCTAAGACCTTCGGCAATGTGGCGGCGGCTCCCCTGCTGGCACAGCTTACCCCCCTGGTAAAAAGCACTGCCGACTCTCAGTGGTACCAGTGGACGCAAGGCACTGACGAGGTGAACACCATCTCGATCTCCAGCACCGTGTCTGGCGGTACATTCACCATCACCGCCGGCGGTCAGACCACGACCGCACTGGCCTTCAACGCAACCGCTGCGACGATTCAGGCGGCCCTCGAAGCCCTCTCGAACGTCGTGGCTGGTGATGTCGTGGTTACGGGCGGTCCTGTGGCGACGGCTGACGTGATCCTGACATGGGGCGGCCTGTTTAGTGGTACGGCGATCGTCGTGACCCTGGACGACGCCAGCATCACGGGCGGCGGCTCGGTCGATGTGGCGGAGACGACGGCAGGCGTTGGTGCTGCCAACGATCTGAACGTCATCAAGGGCTTCGTCGCGGATGTCGAAGGCGTGCAGGTCCATGCCACGGGTGAAGTCCTGGGCAACGTCCTGCTGGCGGGTGACATTCACCGCGATGATGTCGTGTTGCCTACTGGCGAAACGCAGTCACAGCTTGACACGGCTCTGGCTACCACGGCTCTGCGAAGCCTTGGCTTCACGGTTCAAGGTCTTGCAAACGTCGGCTGAGTTACTCAGCCTTTATTGATCCTCAAGTAGACGGCCAGGCCGTCAGAAAACAAGGCGATATACACTATGCCTACTACAGCAGAACTCCTTAACTGGATGACTCTGACGGCCTCTGTCAACGAAATGAAGCGGCCCAATCAGTTCCTCAAGCGGCTCCTCTACGGCAACCACGAACCCGTGGCTACCGAGAGCATCGAAGTCGGTCTTCTTCAGGAAGATCGTAAGGCTGCTCCGTTCGTTCGTGCCGGTGCTGAGGCTCTGATGGTGCAAGGACACAGCGATGTGTTCCGCAACATCTCGGCTCCGAACATTCGGATCAAGGCCGCACTCGATCCCAACAAGCTGATCTCGCAGCGTCGTCCTGGCGACCGCATTTTCGTCAGCGGCAAGTCGGATGTGATTGCATCGGCACAGCGGTACATCACTCAGATTCAGCAGGGTCTCGAAGATCAGGTCATCAACGCCGAGGAGTACCTCATCAGTCGCTCCTTGCAGGGCGTGATTTCCTACTCGGTGGCGGATGAAGAAGTCTTCACCATCACCTTCCCTCGCCCCGCTGCCAACAACGTCACCCTCGATACGTGGTGGGACGATGCTGACCCCGACAACGTGACACTTGAGTTGGACTTCCATCTCATCAAGTCGCTGGCTTCGGAGACCACCACAGGTCTTCCCCTGACGGATGCGATCATGGGCAGCACCGCTGCCACCGCCTTCCTGAAGCTCGCCCGGCTGAAGAACATCCCCCTTGGCAATATCAACCAGGGCACCATTGACTTCACCACGCAGTTCAATGAGGATGGTGTGATCTTCCTCGGCACGTTCAGTGGTGTCCGCCTGTGGCAATACAACCGCAGCGTGATCTTGAATGGTTCGAGCACGGACATGATTCGCACCAACTACGTCGAGTTCATTTCGTCCTCGCCGCAGACTGAACGGGTGCTGTATTACGGAGCCATCCCTGACATGGACGCCATTGAAAACGGCAACATCGTCAGCGAACGGTTCAGCAAGTCGTGGAAGGTCAGCGACCCCTCGGCTCGCTACATGCTCGTCCAGTCCCGCCCGCTGCCTGTCCCGCGTCGAGTTGACGCGAGCTTCAGCGTCAAGGTGCTCGCCTGACGTTTGGTTCTTCGATGTAGAATAGAGACTCACAAAGCGGGAGGGTATTGTTGCCCTCCCGCTTTTACGAACAAAGGAAACACCCCCCCATGCCTTATGTAGTTGAACCCGGTGCCTCGGTCGTCGTCCAGCGAAACGGATACCCCGTGGTCGTTCGCTCCGGTGAGACGATTCCCGACAGTGCCTTGAAGAATGCTGCCGCCCACCTGAAGTCGGGCTTCGTCCGAAAGGTGAGCGACCGGCAGGCCACAGTTGCAGACAAGTTCGCCCTCACGGGCATCCCTCAGAGGCAGTTAAGCGAGCATGTCCCTGGCGTCAAGCTCGAAGACACCCTCACCCGAACCAAGGGCGGCTTCATCAACGAGCCGGACGACAAGCCCATCGTGGTCAACACGAAGGACAAGGAGAAGCCTCCTGTCACCGAGCTTGGTCTGCTGAACGAACAGATCAAGAAGGACCACCCCGGCCTTGGGTCATTCGAGACCATCGAAGAAGCCAGAGCGTTCATCGACTCCGAAGACGAGTAATCAATGGCAACCACACCAGTATTTATTGACTCCGTAGAAACAGTAAAGAGCCGCTTGCGGCTCTCTGGTGCGGTTGCTCCTGATGCGTTGGAGATGATCGACAACGGCATCGTCAATGCTCGCATCCAAATCTATGCACGGCTCTCCGAGACGAGGGTGTCTGGTATTCAGGCAATTGCATCTGTTGAGAATCCGACCAACAGGACTCAGGTACTCAGACTCCTTGCCAATCAGGTCGAATCCAACCTCATCAAGCTGTTCCTTGTCGAACACATGGAAGTCCGCTTCGTGGACGGTTCCGCTGACAACCAGCAGAACTGGAATGAGGAAGGAATCCTCAGAGGCTTGGACTCCTTCTCTATCGGCAGGCTGAAGGACCAGCTTCGCAAGGACATCGAGAACGGCTTGTGTGCCTTGGAGACTTCTGATCTGGCGTGTGCTGCTGGCTCTGATATCGTCAGGGCATCATCCTTTGGACCTGCCACAACTCCGGCTGCCCCCGGAGACACCCTCCGAGGGGGCCTGACTAGCGTATTGGATATCATCTAATGTCAGCACGAACTCAGATTCAAGCAGCCCTCATCAACCTCGGCAGGGCTGGTACTTTCCACAAGGTCTCTTACGATTCTGTCAACATCCCTACTACATCAGATGAGACAGCCACACCCAAGTCATGTCTCGCAAATGAGACAGCATCAGGCTTCTCTGTCGATCAGAAGTATGGCAGAAAGATAATCTCTCGTAGGGAGGGGTGGAGGTTCACTCTGCTCCTTAATTTTGACGAAGAAGTGGACGCTGGCGACTTTGAGGAGTCTGTTATGGATACTACTATCCAAATAGCAGGAATAAACTCAACTTCCTATCTAGCAGTTATCACATCGGCAGAGTACAATCACCCAGTAACCAAAGAACCAAGTAGAGGAACTGAAATCCGCTACGGGTTCAACATCATTCCTACTCATCAAGGAGCCTGACCTATGGCTGGACCGAACACTACTGGCTTGCCGCAGACCGAAGACTACCAGCTTGGTCGTGGCATTATCTATCTTGGTGTCATTGACACCACCACTGGCCTCGTCACTGATGACGGCTGGCGAGACCTGGGCAATGCTCCGGCATTCTCCATCACCGCCAACACTGAGAACCTCACTCACCAATCGTCTCGCGGCGGCTTGGCTGTGACGGACCTCGAAGTGCTTCTTCGTGCTGAGTTCCAGATCAGCTTCTCTATTGACGAAATCAACGCCGAGAACCTCTCGATGTTTTTCTTCGGCACCCAGGCTGCTTTCACCAACCCCTCGGTTGCTGGCTTCACCGAACATGCGATGATCGCGGCTGTGAAGCTCGGTCGTCACTACGAAGTCGTCAACTCCGCTGGCGTCCATGCCTACGGCTTCACTGCGTCTGACTTGGTTATGACCAAGGAAGCGTCCCCCTCGGACATCGCTCTCGTCGTGGGTACTGACTACACGGTAGACCCCATCATGGGCACGATCTTCCTGAAGTCCACGGCATCCAACATCGCAGACGGGGACACGCTCAACGCGACCCTCACGGCGAATGCGACCGCAGGTACCGTCACGGAAGTTCGTGGCCTGCTCCAGACCAACCTCCGTGTGACGTTGAAGTTCATCGGTGAGAACCCGGCGAACAACGACGTGCAGACCGAGTACGTCTTCTATAAGGTCAACATTCGCCCGCAGGGTGATAACTCCCTGATCGGCGACGACTGGACTCAGTTGACGTTCGAGGGTGTGGTTGAAGCCAACAGCCTTGCGAACGCCGCTTCTCCGTTCTTGACCATCCGAAACGCTACGGCTGCGACCTAATCCTCGCACACGGCGGGGGCTGTGTTTCCCACTGGCCGGGCCATTGCTACAATGGTCCGGCCAGCTTTATAATGACAGCCCCCCTCTAACCCCCGCAAGGAATCACAACATGGCAAGTTTTCTCAACAAGCGTAGAACCGTGACTCATTCGATCAACGGCGAGTCACTCGTGTTCAGGTCCATGAGCATGTCTCTGGTCCTGAAGGTCACTCAGATCGGCAAGCCCCTCACCAACGCTATCTCCACCATCGTCTCGACATGGGGGATGCCCTCGGTCAAGTCCAGCAAGCGTGACTTTGTGGAGGGAGAGGCCGTCAGCAGCGTGGTCGAAACAAGCACGGACATCGAAAGCATGTCTCTGAAGATGTCGCAGAACAAAGATGCCATCGACCAGCTTTTCTCTGTGGCACTGAACAACAAGGCACTGCTGTTCGAGGTCGCAAAGGACTGCCTGCGGGATCAGTTGGACATCAACGAAGAACAGTTCCTCGACCAACTCGACCTCGATACCTTCGTCCAACTGGTCGATGGTTTCTGGAAGGTCAACGAGGAGTCCTTTCGCCCTTTGGTCCGAAGGTTCAGAAAGCTCGTGCCCGAAAGCCCGCCCGCGGCAAACGAGGAGCAAAGCCCGACGCCCCCGCAAGAGTCTTAAGTCACGATGAGATTATAGATCAGAGCTTTATGATCCTCATCGGACATGGCTTCTCAGAGGACTTCCTGTACGACTTGGACCTTGAACATTATCAGATACTTGTCGAAAGGCATTTTACTCAGTTCATAGAGGAAACAATGGAGCAGACGTGGAGGACACACATGGCTACTCAAGGTAGTTCTGCTGAACTGAAGAAGTTCCTGTCTGATTATGAACCTGAGAAGAAGTCCTCGCCCGACAGAGTAGCCGACCCTAATGAAGTGGCGGCAGCGTTTGGTATCAAGCTGACGGGAATGTGAAATGGTCGATAAAGGTGGGCTCGATTACAGAATTGACGTAAACGGCTCGTTCGAGTCTGTGCTGCAATCCTTCCGCACCGAGACAGACCTGGCTCGCAAGTCATGGACTGACTTCAAGAAAGCCTTTACTGCATCTGCCTCAGAGACCAACAAGACCCGCAAAGCCATTGCCTCTGTAACTCAGGAGAGTGAGAAGCAGAGGAAGTCCAACAGTAAGACCATCGAGCAACGACTGAGGAACATCTCTGCTACCAAAGCAGAGGCTGTTGCTATCAGGCAGTTGACACGGGAAGCTTTCGCTCAGGAGGTCTCCCTACAGAAAGCACTGATCTCCCGCCGCATCGAGTTCCAGATTCAACGCCGCCGCTTCCAGCAGGTGCAGCAGCAAGTCCAAGCGGAAAAGGCCCTCACGAAGATTCTCAATGAGAGAGGGCGGGGTGCTGCTGTTCTGGCACAGGCATTCAAGCAGAGAATCAGCCTGACAGATCAGGAGAAGCGGCAACTCAAGCTGCTCACCTCCGCACAACTCGAACTGCTCCGTGTCAAGGAACAGTTGAAGAAGCAGGGGGATCGACTCTCGCCCGATGTAACCAAGCTCCGACAGGAACTTGAGACTCAGAAGCAACTCACCGCAGTCATCGACGAGAGGACCAGAGCAGACAGGATTTCCCAAGGGGCCAAGGCCAAGGGAATCCAACTCACCGATCAGGAATTGCTGGGGCTTCGTGCCCTGACCGGTGCTGAGAAAGCACTGGCTGAGGCTCGCGTACGGCTGGACCGCTCCAAGGTCTCCGCTGACCAGCGTGTGGTGGCACTCAATGCACAGAGGCAGGCTACGGAGGCTCTCGCCAGGGTCGAAACTGCGAGGGCACGACAGGCGTTTCTTGTACAGGCCGCACAAAAGAGTGGGATCAAGCTCACTGATGAGGAGAAGAACAAGCTCGGCCTGCTGACAGAGCAGGAGAAGGCTCTGTTCAATGCCCGCAAGCTCAGGGAGAAGGCTCAGGCTGCCAACCAAACAGAGGTTCAGCAGATCAGAAACGAACTGGCTGCTCAGAAAGAAGTGGCTGAAATCCTTCGGGAAAGAACCCGCAGGGAACTGCTGCTCCAGGCCGCCAAGCGGCAGGGCACCTCGATTACCAATCAGGAGTTGAACCAGCGAGGTCTGCTCAAGGGTGCTGAGAAAGACCTGTTCGAGCAAGAGCAGAAGAACAAGCACCTGCGGGATACCTCATCCAACACTCGGCTGCAACAACTCAAGGCCGAGGAAATCGCCATCAAGCGAATCCAGCAGGCTGATATCCAGCGTGCTGCCGCAGCGAACCTTAAGGCACTTGGTCGAACCGAGTCGGGTCAGCTTGTCACGTTCCGAAGCAGGCTCGAAGGTCTCGTAAAGACCATGAATGCGAGCCGGTTTGTGTCCGGTCAGAATGTCATCAGCTTCCGCCGGCTGCTGACTGTGATCGGTGCGTTCGCCACCTTCCGAACGGCCATCAGGCTGTTCAAGGGTTTCGTCAGTACCATCATCGACTTCAACAGTGTGGTGGAGACATCCACACTTGGCATCGGCTCCCTGCTGACCGCCGTGGGTGAGATCAGGAACGTCACTGGCGAGGCAGTCAGTGCCACAGAAGCACTGACACTGGCTCAGGGCATAGCCCGCGACCAGCTTCGCCTGCTGCGTATCGACGCTTTGAAGACAGCCGCCACATTCGAGGAACTCGTAGAGACCTTCCAGGTCGCCGTCGCCCCCGGCTTGCAGGCGGGCCTGGACGTAGATCAGATTCGCCGATTCACGATTGCTG